GTCTATCTCGATTATAACCCCGATACAAGCTTCTGGGTACACGACAAAATAATACCTATGCCAAACGCTGAGTTGATTATTTCAGACCATAGACATAACCCTTTTTTAAGCGATAAGATACGCGAGAAGATAGAAGCTCTAAAGGACAAAGATTTAGATTTATGGAAGGTATACGCTCGAGGGCGTACTGGTAAGATAGAGGGTCTAATCTTAAAGAAGTGGTACGTACTAAACGAGAGCTTTGAGGATAAGAACTTAATAGGATTTGGAATAGATTTCGGTTTTACGAACGACCCTACTACGTTAGTAGAGGTAAGGCTGCAAGACGGCGAGTTATGGGTAAAGGAATTAATATACGAGACTGGGCTAACGAACAGAGATATAAGCGATAGAATGGAGGCTTTAGGTATAAGCAAAGGAGCTTTAATAGTGGCAGATAGTGCGGAGCCAAAAAGTATAGAAGAGTTAAGACGTTTACGCTGGACAATAGATGGGGTAAAGAAGGGAGCAGATAGTATTATGTTTGGAATTAACTTACTCAAAGGCTACTCTATTAACGTACATTCGAGCAGTAAAAATTTAATAAAAGAGCTTGAGCAGTATAAGTGGAAAGTAGATCGCAACGGAGATAGTTTAAACGTTCCTATTGATGGCTACAATCACGCAATAGACGCACTCAGGTATTTAATAATGCACAAATTTAGTAAAAAGGGATATGGAACATACAAAGTTATATAAAATGACAGTGGGGCAATACCAGCTAATTAACGAGATAGATAGCACTCTCCCCGTAATGGAGCAAAACATCTACGCAGTAGCAGCTATAAAGGATATAACCTACGAAGAGGCAAGCAAGGTAAAACTAAAAGACTTCGGCTTAATGATGGCAGAGCTTGGGGAGTTTAACGTTAGGCAACTAGAGAAGCTAAAGATTAATAGCACGGTAATTTTAGACGGCAGAGTTTACCACTTAGAACATCGACCCGAAAAACTAACAAGCGGACAACTCTTAGATATAATAAACATCCGCAGCAAGTACTCAGGCGAAGGCGTTAAAGTTATGGATTTACTCTTAGCAGCTATAAGCAAGCCTGAAGGCAAGAACTACGGAGACGACAACCTCAGCTTAAACGAGCGAGCCGCTTTGATTAGAGGCACAGAATTAGACAAGGTATGGAATATCTTTGTTTTTTTTTGGAATCTTTGGAACGATTACTTGAGCAATACAGAGGACTCTTTGAGCAAGTGGATGAAGGATACGCTAGCGATGACTCGGGAGATTTTGGACAACGATGGGGACTATTCAGCATAATAGAGGCTATGTCTAAACTCCATAATATAAGCATAGAGCAGACCACTAAACTCGGGGCGATTGAGTTTCTTAACTGGTGGGCTTATATGGTAGAGAAAGCAAACTACGAAAAGAATGCAAAATAAACTATACGCGAATTTAGATAAGTACTGGCAGACGGTTGTAGATGACTTGGTACAATCTTTAAAAGACGTAGGTAGATATGCAAGCGGCAACACTGCTCAGGCAATAGGAGACGGCAACGCTCAGCCCGTAGCAATAACTGCAAACGGATTTAAAATTACAATATCAATGCCTAACTATTACGAGTACTTAGACGAGGGCGTAAGTGGAGCTAAAAACAATACTGGTATATCTAGGTTCAAGTACACAAATAAAATGCCGCCTATAAAAGCTATACGTAAGTTTATGCTTAATAGAGGTATAAACGCTCCAAGAACAAGTAACACCAAATCAGGTAAACGTCAAGACGCTGAGAAGATACGCAACGGAATAGCCTTTGCAATAGCTCGCAGTATTTTTAATAACGGGACAAAGAGAACCGACTTTTACACTAACGTAATAAACGATAAAAAATTAATAGCCTTCGAGCAGATGCTTTTAGCTCAGTACAGTAATTATGTTATCGAGTTAATTAAAATAAATTAAATGTGTCGAATGTGCCATAATTAAATTATTTTTGTGATAAGGTATAGGCGCACTAACTCCCTTTTTCAATAGAACGCAAAACGTTGAGTGTATGAGTAGTGGCACATACACCGAAACTTTGAATTATGCCACAAACTTTAACGTGCCATTACTTATACACATTGTTGTGTGTAGTAGCGGTTTAAATAACAAAATATGTCAGATTTTAAAGTAGGTTGCTCACCTTTAACGAGCAGATTATTTGCTGGAAAAGTTTTGAAGAACGGAACTTGGGGACAAACAAAGTACGATGTGACAGACACAGCAGTTAGTGCAGTAGCTAAACACCTTTTACAGCTTGAAGAAAAAGTGCAGTTTACCTATAAAGGTGAGCTTTATGAGTTGAAAGTTGAAAAGGTAGTAGATAAGTAGCTATTACACCTAACTGTCAACTAAAAGACGTTTTAATGTCGTTTTAGTGCAAGTTATAAATAGTCAAGGTGGCGGAATGGTAGACGCAGACCGTTGAAAGTTAAGTGGTTCAGAGTGATTCGTCTGATTGCCTAAATGAGTAAACATACAGGTTCGAATCCTGTCCTTGACACTGTTTTATATTTTACATTCATTAATTAAAGGACTCGGGCTTGTAAACCTTATGAGTCCTTTTTTATTTTAGGCGGTATATAGGTATAATGGCTATTACCATCCAAGACCAACCGACCACCACTTACATAAGACCAGCGTTTGCTCCTATTGAGTATTTATTAAGCTCAACAAGCACCGCACAACCTGGCTTTAAAATAGTATGCAAAGTATATCTTAACCCTGCTGGAGCAAATACACTTATAAGCACTCAGCAAATAAGCGTAAGACCTTCTACCACCCAGGCGATACTAAGCATTCAAGACGTAGTAAAATCTTTCGTACCTATTACTTACTCCGTACCTAACGGAGATACGGTAGGGCTTATCACTAACGCTTTAAACGAGTTCAGAGTAACCTTTCAAGAGTATTATAGCGGATCGTTGCAAGGCTCAGTAGTCACCTCCAATACTATAAGCTCTTTAGCTGCGTCTCCTAAGTACGTCCAGTTTGCGTCTAATGAGTGGCAAGACTACCAATTAGCGACGAGTGCAACGTTTAAAAACTTGCTGAGTAATTTTAGTAATACAATCCCCGTTATTAACGCTTTTAGTGGTGCTAACAATTGGCTTAAAGTAAAGACAGACCAAAAGACTCAGATACAATGGCTGCAAAGTGGAGCAAGTGCAAACTTTAGGGTATGGCTTAAAACCTTAGACGCCTCTTTTAATCAAATCTCTCTAAGCGAATTAGATTTAGGCACAACCTCAAAGGGGTACTTTGCTTTGGATATTGGCAGACAAGAAGCCTCAGCTCACGCTTGGGACACTCCGATAGTTTGGACTAACGCTAAATACTACGCAGTAGCGATATACGACGAGTCTACTACTGAGCTTGTATCTAATGCCTATCTATATGAGTTAGACGACTGCGATACTAACTACACACCTTACGAACTGCATTGGTTAAATAGATGGGGTGGCTTTGATAGCTTTGTCTTTGACGGCAAAAGCAACCAAACTACGGAGGTAAATAAAACCTTTGCTAAATACTCACCCGATAGGATAAGCGGAACGAGTTTAGTTTATACAACGCAAGCACAACGCACAAGAGCTTTTAATACGGCTACAAGCGAGAGTTATAGTCTTAATAGTAGATTGCTCCAAGACTTCGAGGTAAGTGGCTTAGAAGACCTCGTAACGTCTCCCGAAGTTTATTGGAATAGCGAAGCTGGTTTTGTAAGCGTAAACGTAAGCGGACGAACCTACCAGCACGCCAAGAGCGAGAACGGATTAGTATATAGCCTTGCTTTAGATATGGTCATAGACAACTCAGACCAAAGACAATGGTAATAGAGCATATAATAGCGGGCTACTCAATACCGCATAACGAAGGGGCTATACCTCTAACAAAAGAGGCATACGATGTTAACAACCCACAAAAGAGGTTATCGGATTACTCTAAAACTATTACAATTCCTGAGGGTAAATTAGTAAATCAAATATTCGAACACGCCTTCGATGTAAACGTAGACTACTTAACCTTTAACCCTAATTTAAAAACAAGCTATCAGATACTACAAGACGGAGTATTAGTAATTGACGGTTACTGCCAAATATTAGCGATTAAGAACGTAGACGGCTTAGTAACTTACGAGATAGCTGCAACGGGTAAGGTAGGCGATTTATTTGAAAAGATAAAGGATAAATACTTACAAGACTTAGACCTCTCAGCTTTAGACCACACCTGGACTCAGGCTAACGTAGAAGATAGCTGGACTGCTCCAATAGGAGAGGGCTATGTTTACCCTATGATAGACATTGGAGGGCGTAGTAGGTATGACAATTGGAAGGTACAAGATTTTAAGCCCGCTATTTATTTAAAGCAATACTTAGACTCTATACTCTCAGAGGCTGGATATACTTACGATAGTACCTTTTTAAATACCACCCTATTTAAAAGCCTGATAGTTCCCTACGCAAGCGGCAAGATACTACTCGATAACGCTGCTATACTCTGTAAGGAGTTTAACGTAGAGAGAACAAGCAACCAAACAGTACAATGTCAAAGCATAACTAACCCAGGTAATTTAGGCGATAGTATTTTAGTTTTTGACAACGAAGGTACTTATGTATCTTATTACAATAGAGTAATAGCGGACGGCGGGGTAGTAGAAAACCAGTCTTGCTTAGAGGCTGCTTTTGACGTAGTAGATGAGTACTTTAATACTTGCGAGGACGAGTACAACTCAGCAACTGGTATTTATACGGCTGGAGCAGATAACAAAATAAGTTTACAAGGCTCGTTAAACTTTGATTTAATTTATACGGAGCGTATACCACCGAGTAACACTACTTCGTATATGAATAGTCTTTACGATGGTCCTAACTCTATTCAAGACGATTTTAGGGCGTACGTAGATTGTTACGTAGTTTTAAGACGAGCTGGCTTTTACACTATA